AGAGTGGGGGATCCTAATAAAGAGTATTTACAGTTTTGGGGGTGGGGGTATGTTTTTTAAATTTGAGTACGGGGGATCCTATTGGAAAGTATTTGAGGATTTGGGGGGTATGGGTGTGTTTTTTAAATTTGATGGTTAAAGAGAAAGAGAGGATGGGTGCTTAATACGCCGGAGGCTCACCCCCCACCCATATGCCGTGGCACTGTTTTTTTGAGTTTGAGACTCGCCCATGTATGCAGATATCGCGCATTCACTCGGGAAATCATTATGTGAAATCGCCCCGGGACCGACCAGCGATCACTGGTAAGTTGCTCTCTACTGCTTCTCTGTGTGTATCAAAGAAATGTATTGATTTCTCTCACCATATCGCTAGAATATCGGTATTCCAATATTTGATATTGGGGATTGCTCGAGCTCTCGTGCGTATTACCCAGGAGCAGCTCGAGTTCCCAGGAGTTCTATGACAAGTTCAAATAAAGAAAAACCCCACATATACGGTTAGGCATATGTGGGGCAGACCCATGATTCTTGATTTAGTTCTGAAAGTCATCAATCCGCATGGTGGGATCGAATGGCTTGTCCTTTGGAGGACCGTAGTCGCGTCTAGCGAGTTTCTTCTCGCGCTTCCATTGGTCACGCTTCTTGTTCTGTAACCGCTTCTTTCTGCGGTCTTTTCCGGGTTTATCCAGCATCGGGGTATTCCTCTTCGTCGCCATCGTCCTCGGGATCGGTTCCAATCGACTCATGGAACAGAATCTCGTGTCCTTCAGCAGACAGAGAAGAGATCAGAAACTCACGATCTCCTTCGGAAAGATAGGGAAACAGCGTCTTGCTGCTACCCTTTCCATGCACCCATGCGTCCCAATGATCGCGTTCCACGGTCACGGTGATGGGCTTCGAAGTCACGATACAGCGTCGAGAGATCGTATGGGGATTCGTGAAAGTGGGCTTCGGATCAGGAAGAACACGCTTCTCGGCTCTCATGCGAACACCTCCTGCGTGTTCTCATCGACCAGCACGGTGCAATCGGAAATGGACATTTCTGCCATTGGCATACAGTCCTGCACACGCAATGCTCCGCGAGAGAGCATAGAGAAGTCTGCATCAGAGATCGTGGTCAGGTTCACGGTAGTCTTTGACAGGTCAACCCACACAGGTTCCGAGTCTGGCAGCGACTGCTGAATGACAAGAATCTGACGAAACATGGGTACGCGCTTGGTTTGAGTGTTCATCGGTCTTTCCGAAACAGGTTTTCAAGTGAACTGCTAGCCAGCACCATGCCGATCAGCAGAAGAAGTACGAGAGTGATTGCTTCATCCATTGGAAACGAGGATAGGGGGGTCTTGCGACCCCCCGTGACCTCACCTCATTTGAAATGATTAGGCGCTCTGCACGCTGATCGTGCAGTCGCTCATACCCGCACCGAGGCGAGTATTCCAACGCTCGATCACGATGGGCAGACCCGCAGCGGTAGTCTCGTAGACATACTCGCCAGCGTCCGAATCGACCAGGCGCACATTGGTGCCCGCGATACGGCTAGCGAAAGCATCGAACTTGCTGTCGGTGCTATTGCTGTACAGATCAACGGTCACGGTGGCGCGGAAAGTCGGACGGAACTTGTTGCGATTCTTCATAGTGAAATCTCCAAGAAAGTGAATGCTAGAGTCGCTCTAGCGGGCGTGGTGGCGGGTTAGTACACCGAGACAACCCATTTGGAAAGGTTTGGAATGCGGTTAGGCATTCAAAACCCAGCATCCTATCGGATGGTATTAGGGCGTGGTGGAACCCGTCGAAGCCACCCTCGACTTCTGACGCGGCGCACCTCGCGTATCGTTGGACACGGGCAGGGCGGCGATGTCGGAGGACAGTTCCGTGAAGGAGTACTGCGCTCGACCAGCCTTGCGAGCAGGGTCGCCCGTGACCCATACGGGGATCACGCTGTAACCGAGAGCGTCCTTGACCGTAAGCAGTTCCTTACGGGTGAGAACGGTCTTGTTCGGAAAGTGCTTCTTGCACTCTGCAAGAAACTCAACTTGGTTCTTCGTGTACGATGTGTTCGACATATGAGTGAGTGTCCTTTCTTTCTGTAGTACTTTCGACTACTCCATAAATATACCACAGTCCGGTAATAAGTCAAGCACCTTCTAAAGATTTACATAAGATTTTTTTGTTCAAATAAAGCGTGTTATTTGAAATGCGAGTTATCCTATGATATGCAAGGTTTCTTGAACTTCGCATATGCTGGTGCGGTGAATGCCGGACCGGTCCAGCAGTCTGGAATGTCGAGGCGGTCCAGGGTATAGAGTGTACACCATATGCAAGATTTCCTAGCATATCATATGATTTCTTACACTTACCCCATATGCAAGGAAATCTATTCGATGGGATTAGAATATTTGAACTTTCGACATTCCCACGGCGTACACCCCAATATCTTATCAGGGAATATGATTCTACAGACCCTCAATCGGCAGCGGAAATACAGGGTGTTTCGGAGGGATGCTGATAGTAACGGGAATATAAATCAGCAGGTTGCCAGCGCCGCGATGCAGGGTATAGAATGGGGGGTTTTTTGAACTTTCCCGCGTCCTCGGAGGGTATTCGGGATGATCTGCGGGTGTCTCTGATGCGCTCGGAGGCGCAGTAGAACGCTTTCAGGCGCGTTCGGTGGGTGCTGCGGAGACTTGGCTACCGACTCGGTAACACACAGCACCCCCATTTATTAGCATTATTTTAGTATTCAAATAATACCATCAAATCCTTTCTAGACATTACAGTACCCCTCGTAATACCCTTCAAGTGCATCTATCGACACTAGATAAGGATCATGGCTCATTAGGATTCGACCCCTACCATCCATCTGTCGAAAGATATGACACGGTTCACCATGCACATACTTCAACCCGTCCCATGCAAGGTTCCTTCCCTCCTCATAGGTGATGATAAGCGCCTCTAGGTCTTTGAATGTTTTTTGAACTTTGCTCATGTCAGCATCCGTATTCAGCATCCGTACTCACGAATCAGGTAGTCTGCGGTATAGAAGTGACGCGAGGTGTTTTGGTCTGCATCGGTGAAGGTGAACACGAATACACCCTTTCTTGCATTTCCAAGTCCATCAGTCCACTCGGATTCGGGATCATAGTCCACGAAACGCTCAAAGGTCTTCTCCTCATGGCAGGTGAGTGTCCTCTCCAAGAGCATGATGACTTCTTCCTTGTGCTTTGATTCCAGTAGTCTGCTCATTGAATTACCTTCTCGGGATCGTGTACGAAGTAGTTGTTCTTGACGAAGAACTTCATTTCCTTGTGAGTGAGAATGCGGGAAGCGCCACCGATATCGAAGACGAAGTGTACCACGACACCGATCTGGCTTGAATGGGCACGAGTGTAGCACCCATGAAAGATGATTCCAGTCATGTTCTCAATCGTGGTGACAAGTGCTTGTTCATTCGGTGAGAGTGGGTAGTTGGGATCGTGTGTGGGCGCTCGCTTCATGTAAGCGGGTGATTTTCTCATTTTTTGAACTTTCCGTTTCCGCTTGTGGATGAATAGATCAGGGCGTGGACTGCACGGGGTGCGAAGTAGTTGTTTTTCACGAAGAACAGCATATGGGAATGGGTCAGGACATGGTAATCCCCGTCGTTAGAGTCGAGAAAGACGAAGTGTGTCAGGATACCGATACCCTTTGGATGCTCTCGGTTGTAGCATCCCTTGTATTCGATTCCTGCTGCTGCCTCTATCGTCGTGATGATTGCTTCCTCGTTACGAGAGAGAGGGTAGTAGGGATCGTGCGTTTCTGGCGTCTTGGTTCTCATTTTTTGAACTTTCCGTTTCCGTCTGTGGATGAATAGATCAGGTCGAGTACAAGTGCTTCCGATACACGAAACAGGTAGCCTCGGTTCGTAGTGAACAGAAAGTGCCGTTCGACCGTGCAGAAGAAGTCGAAGCGTGCGTCCTGCTGCTCCTCCATGTCCGTGAGAATACCCTCTAGGATTCGAATGGTCCAAGTGGGTTGAGCCAGATGCAGCACGATCATGTGCGGAGTCTTGAATACGAGTTCGTGTGGAATGTTCACTTGAACCTTTCGAGTTTCATTATCAAGAGTGCTGATGCAGACAGTTGCTTCTCGTCGTAGGACTCGACAGCGTTGCCTTTGTGGAAGATGTAGCGACGATCCTTGCCTCCAACAGCCACATACCCCACATACATACGCAATCCCGCTCCCTCGACACCATACTCAACCGAGGTGATGGCGCTTGCGAGCATTTCCGATGTCAATGTATTCCCATCAGGTGGGGCTACTAGCACAGGTTGGGTTAGATCGTCAGGGGATGTTTGTAGCATAGAGCGATGCCTCGTCTTTCATTTGGTCGAGAGTGAGCATCACACGCTGAAACCCACCGTTCGACATTCGTTCCGGTGTGATGAAGTTCCATATGTGGCATCGGTAGCGGTCATTCCACCACCACGATTCAAGGGAGTATCCTGCCTTCTCAAGGACTTGGATGCAGCGGTCAGGAAGTTCAACTACGGGATTCATTTTTCTTGCTTTTCAGAATATCGTTCGTGTGTTGAATCAGGGAGAGTGAATCGAACTCTGCTTCGGGGTTTCCTGCCAGCAGCGGACGGTTGAATCGAAAGAGTGCCGTGTCCTGCGAGGTTACATGGTCATGCCAGAAGAAGCACCCCATGAACTCCATGCCATACTCCTGCTCCATCGTGACGATGCACGCTTCGACCGTTGCAAGCATTCTGCAATCGTATCCGTCGATTCGTGCGATGTCAGCGACCGAATGCAGGGTAGTGTAGCGGCGCTTGATGCGTGACTTGGGTGTGTTAGGCATGGGAGTATTTCGTGAAGGATTGCTTTACGGTGCGTCGTTCGATTGCAGCAGCACCGTCACCGTGCATACGGCGCTGCTTCGTGATGGTCTTGCCGTGTCCGAAGGGTTTGCAGACTTGCTGGCGTGACAGTCGGACTGCCATGCCCTCGCGTTCAGCGGCTAGGTCGATTGCGTCAAGTTCACGCCGTGGCATACAGTTCCGCCTCCATCAACAGTTCGGACACATTCACTCCATAGTACGCATCACCACCAACGCCGAAGTAGTTCTCGACCACGAAGATGAACTCCGTCATTACCTTTTCGGCATCCCAACGGGCGCAATCGAGTCGGTAGTTGTTCTGTCTCTCCAACACCGTGATCGCTTCGATGATGTGCTTCGCACCGTGGATGAACACTTCATCCCTACTGTATGTCTTACTTTCGGGAACCTTCATCGGTCAGTCTCCTGTAGAAGTCACCTGCTGCTATCACACCCACAGCATCCAGTTCGATCTGTACTCTATCACACGATGCTGCACCTTGGAAGATGTACTTCTTCAGAAGGTAGCCGTCCTCTTTCGTGTCGATCCACAAGTACCCTGCATGGTGCAGGATTGAGATTGCTTTCGACACTTTGGTGTTTGGCATCTGCTTCATCGTCGGCGCTCATTGATCGCTTGGGCGCGGCGCAGGTTCTCACGATCATCAGGGTTGACCATGACGATCTCGGGGGCAGTCTTATGCCCCCAATCCATGAACCCAACATATGCCTTCGCGTCGCTGCACTTGATGCAGGTCGAAGTATGCGGGAGCGCCTCACGGCGAGCAGGTGCAATCTGGCACCCACACTTGACGCAAGGATCGGTCACGATTGAAATACGAGAAGTTGAGGTTTTCATGCTTTCCATTGTATCAGATTCCGGTATGGGATTCAAGCGCAGGTTGACAGCGGCGAAATGCTTGGTGTTGCGAGAGAGTAGAGCGTTGCCTCGTTACGGAGTTCACACAGATGCAGGTCGATCTCCTGCTTGCACGGCGTGGTGAATGAGAAGAGAGTCTTCATCCCTCGACCATGCTTACTCTTCCACTTGCCGTGGTAGGTGAACCCACATTCAAGCAGAATCGTGACGCACTCCTCCATCGGCATGATGCGTGATCGTTTCTGTCTCATAGCAGTAGCCTCGCTTCACTAATCAGGGCGGCACGATTCAGTTCCATCAACTTGCCTTCAGGCGTGTTGAACAGAAAGTAGTCCTTGTTCTTGTCGGTTTCGTGATGGTTCGACTTCAGGAATACCCATCCAGCCTTGGACAGAATCTGTGTCGCTTCTGCCATGGTCATCGGATCATCGACCGGCTGGGTGAACATGAAGTCGTCTGCGGTCACGGCATTGCTGAGTTCTTCCTCAACCGTGTCGCCGACCATCGACGCGATCTGATCCACGAGGTCCTTCATCGTCTGCTCGTTCATCGGCACGATCAAAGCGTTCCGGTCGATGTAGTAGTTTGAGTTCTTCGGTGTCTTCGGTGCAGGTGTCATTCTGTTTCCTTCGTGTAGATGGATGCTTCCATCTGAAGTGTTCTCCAATCTAGTGATCCTCGTACTCCGTCAGGTGTCTGAAAGTGATACACCAGTTTGTTTAGTTCCTGATGAAACTCACAACCCTCAAAGCGCCAACCGGCGGCGATGAGGGTCGTCAAGTATTGCCTGGTTTCAGTCCCACATTGCTCGGGGTCGGTGAAGATCATTAGGCATCACCCTTCCAATCTTCACCATTGTCCTGTTCATCCATGTTGCGGAGTTCACGCTCCACCTGATCCAACAAGTCGCGGAGTTGCGCGTCGATGTCCTTCATCGACTGCTGCGTTGCAGCAATGCCGTTGGTCACGATGGTTTCAGCCTGTTCAAGTGAGTTGCAGGTCTGCACCGCCTTGTAGATGCCCACCACACTTTCGTCGTGAGCGGTCAGCGGAATGCGTGCAGCGTTGAGTCGCTGCCCCATGAACGCCACCGTACCCTGCGCCACGCCGAGTTTGGTCTGAAGCAGATCGTTCTTGATGCGGAGCGTGTTGACGGTGCGAGAGAGAGCAGCGATGGTCTTGGCGTGAACGAGGTTCATGGAGTTTCCGGTTGCGTCCTTGTAATCGTGGAAGTCGAAGTTTTCGCTAGTCGGGTCGGTGTTGAACATGGTGAGATGCCTTTCAGGCGTTGATGTCATCGAAATGGTAGTAGCACACGAACGGAATCACAACGGCACACACCGTTGCGAGAAAGATGAAGTAAGCAGCAGCAGCGACCATCAGGACTTGTCCTTTCGAGTGAGGTGATGGAAGATGAAGATCACTCCCGCAGATGCGAACGGAATGAGCAGACCGATCAGAAAGGATTCCATTAGTTCTTGCCCTTCTTCATGGTGCGCTGCGACCGCTGCGCCTTTCGCTTGTAGAACCGCTGAATCGCAGAGCGCAGTTCGTCATTGTCGGTGTCATCTCCCACATTGTAAGACTCCACCGAATACACGGAAATCTTGGAGATGCGGAACTCACCGTGCATTGAGAATGCGTCGATGATATCCCAACAAGCGTTCTCGGTTCCACGGAAGTGCAGGTCACGCACGCCGGTCGGCAGCGTGGTGCCCGAACCGAAGTGCATCTTATTCACGATGGCACTCGACAGACCGTGCTTGCGTTGTGCATCCTTGCTGCTGATCCAGTAGTCGGGTGCCTGGAAGTCCTGTTCGGGAGTCAGGTCGAAGTCGATATGCAGGTCGAACAGCGGTTCGGACAACTCCTTGAACTTCACCTTGTCGCACAGTCGCATGGCATGGTCACGGTTCGCTTCGATACGGCGAGAATCGGTCTTGGTCTTGTGAGTCTTGTTCATAGTGAAGGTTTCCTTGAATGAAAGTGTTGAAAGTGAAAGAAAGTTGAAAGTTGACAGCGGCAACACGGGGTCAGATGAAGCGACGATTGCGGTCATCGTCTGCGAGCAGATCGGCGGCATCTTCGGTGATATCGCCAGTCTCGGGATCGAACAGGTCATCGGGGTCGATGATGTCCACCATGTCGAAGGGGTGCGGGTTCATATTACTTCACCTCCTTCATACCAGCCGTGGCGTTCGGAGTCGGGTTGTACTTGCTGAAGTCCGCAGACTTCTTCGCATACAGTTCCGAAGTGATCCACCACACCTTGGCGTTCGCGTCCCATTGTGCGCCGAGAGACTTCACCTCGTAACGCTGCGCGAATCCTGCACCAAGCAGGTCGATGCGGTTCGCGTTGGTCAGGTCGAGCGTCGGAGCAGCAACGCGAGCGGCATCCTCGGGCGATGCAGCAGGCGCAGTCACTTCCGCGTCCACCTTCGCATAGAGCGAGCGGAACGAATCCGCAGTCTCACGCGAGAAGCGAGCGGTGCAATGCGTGACCGCCTTCATGCGATCACCGAAGATGCCGAAGTCCTCGACAATGTGTTCCAGTCGGCGCGTGGTGATGATGTCATCACAAGCACCGTCGAAGAAACTCTTGCGAATGATCTCCGCCCACTTCACGAGATTGTCCGCGAACGATTCGTCGCGGCAGTTCGCCTTGTCCATCAGACCAAGCACGATCTTCTTCTCGACCGCCTTGGTCGGATACTCCTGCTCAATCGTGATGCGGAAGCGTTCAAGGAACGCCTCGTTCAGAATGTTGGTGCCGGTGAACTTCTCACTACCCTCACCACCCTGACCCTTCGTGTTGCCAGTGGCGACAACGCTGAAGCCAGCAGCACCCACGACATAGCGGTTCATCTTCTTCAGGAACACGCGACCATGCTCCAACACAGACTGGAGGCAGTTGATCTTACGAGGATCACCGTAGTCGAGTTCGTCAAGCAGCAGCACCGCACCACGCTGCATTGCGACCACGACAGGTCCATCCTGCCACACGCTCTCACCGTTCACAAGGCGGAAACCACCGAGCAGGTCATCCTCGTCGGTGAAGTTCGTGAAGTTCACACGCACCACCTCACGGTTCAGACCGTTGCACACCTGTTCCACCATCGTGGTCTTGCCGTTGCCCGACAGACCCGTGATGAAGATGGGGAAGAACTTGCCCGACGCGATGATCTTCTTCACATCATTGAAGTGACCGTAGGGCACATAGGTGTCCACGCGAGCGGGGATCATCGTGCCAGCAGCGATCTCGTTCTGCACAGTCGCAACGCCGCGTGCGAAGTTTGCGACAGTAGCAGTCGCAGACAGAGGAGCGTCAGTCGAAGTGTCAGTCGAAGTGACCACCGGAGTAGACGCAACGGGAACCGACACCTGCTGCTTGTTAGCGAGCGCAGGAATGTAGTAAGTGCCGTGCGACTGGCGATACTTCGCATCATTGAACAACCACGACGGCACCGGCAACTTCGCCTTCGCGGCGATCATCTTCGCCTCGCCGCGGGTGAGCGAAGGACCCTTGCCCATCTTGCGTGCGGTGTCGATGAAAGTGTCGATCTTCTGAATCATGCTAGCCATTCGAGTGAGTCTCCGATAGAGTTGTGTTTCACGCACCGGCAACGCGCCGGAATGCGTGGGCAGACTGTCTCTGCACCCCTCAAATATACACGAAATGCGGGAATCTGGCAAGTCTAGCGGCGCGGGAAAGTAGCGGAAATCCAACATTCTGTTATCGGACTCTGTATTATCGGACGCAGGTTGTCAGCGAGTTATCGGACTTTATGGATGGGCGGCTGGATGGATAATGCAAACGATATGCACCGACCCCATGCCCGTGCATAATGCGTGAATAATCCATCCCAGTAGCGTTGGTCCTATAACTCATTCCCAGTCGAATCACTTATAGGACGCAAAGTTGCCAGCGGTTATCGGACTCTGTTATTATGGGACGCAAAGAATCGCCCGGATTCCCGGCGCTCGGCACTTGCGCCTGGATGCAGGAAAGGCTATAATATCTGCATGGCTACCAATATGCCCACACTTTCCACCGTGTCCACTATGGACGAAACACTCTCGCAAGTTACTCGCGCCCGCGATGCGTGTGCGCGTCTGATGGCAACGGAGAACATTTCCGTTGTGCATGATCCTGCAATGCACACCGCTACTTTCGACACCGTGAGCCGCACGCTCACGCTTCCCGTGTGGAAGGATTGCCCGAGTGATGTGTACGATATGCTCGTCGCACACGAGGTTGGTCACGCTCTCTACACTCCCGAGGGCAGCAAGCGTCTGATCGAAGCGATCAAGGACATTGATCCTCGCCGTCCGCAGTTCAGCAAGATGCTGCTGAATATCTGCGAGGATGCCCGCATCGAACGCTTCATCAAGAACAAGTATCCGGGCGTTGGTCGCTCATTCGCTCGCGGTTACGAGTGGATGATGGGCAAGGATTTCTTTCAGATCAAGGGTCAGAATATCGCCGGGTTGAATCTGCCCGACCGTGTGAACCTGTACTTCAAGCCGGGTCTGTACGGTCATGTGTCCATTCCGTTCAACGCTGCCGAGCAGGCAGTTGTGGATCAGGTTGCTGCTGCTAACACCTTCGATCAGATGATCGAAGCGGCGAAGGCGCTCTATGCTCTTTCGCAGAAGCAGCAGGAGAATGAGAATGAGCAGCGGTACGATCAGAGTCAGTCGCAGTCGAGCGAAGGCAACGGCGAGGACGGCGATCAGGATGGCAACGGTGAGAGTCAGTCCGATCAACAGGGTGACGAGCAGGGTCAGTCGAGTGGCAGTAAGTCGAGCGATCAGAATGATAAGCAGCAGGGTTCCAAGCCGAGCAACAACGGCAGCAAGGACCGCAGCAGCAAGTCTGATTTCGGTCAGAAGTCCACGCAGGATTCGATGGAGCAGTCGCTTCGCAAGATGTGCGACGACAACTCCATGCCGATCAGCAACTGCAATATCCCCGATCAGAACCTCGACAAGATCGTGTATCCGTTCAAGGACATCGCCGCTGACATCGCTGCTTTCGAGAAGGACTTCGCAAGCATTTGTGCCAGCAAGGGTGCAGACACACTTCAGCATCGTGGTGGCAAGTCGCCCGAAGCGCGACTGACCGAGTTCACCCGTGAGAATCGTTCGGCGATCCTCACGATGGTGCGTCGCTTTGAAATGAAGATGAATGCTGATGTCGCTCGTCGTACTAGCGAATCGCGTTCGGGTACTATCAACATGAGTCGCATTCACTCGTACAAGTTGATTGACGATATCTTCCTGACCAACAGCGAAGTCGCTGCTGGCAAGAATCACGGCGTTGTGTTCTACCTCGACTGGAGCAGCAGCATGAACTGTTCTCTGCACAATACGGTGAAGCAGTTGTTGAACATGACGGAGTTCTGCAAGGCGCTGAACATTCCGTTCGATGTGTATGCTTTCAGCACCATGCCCGTCGCCGCAGCAGGCAAGAAGGGTGATCGGTGGGGCAGCAAGATTCAAGAGGAAATGTATCCCGGCTTGGAGAAGGACCCCAACGGCATGAGCATCGGTTCGTGTTTCGGTCTGCTGCACTTCCTTTCTAGCAGCATGAGCAAGGGCGAGTATCGCACCGTCGCTGCGTGGCTGTTGGAGTTCTCTGCTTATAATCAGGGACTGCTGAAGATGGACTATTCGAGCAACTACTACACCGCCCTGCACAACAAGGTGAATCACTTGTCGCTCGACGGTACTCCGCTCGACAACGCCGTTCTGTCTGCATTCAAGATCGTGCCGAAGTTCAAGGCGAAGTACAATCTGCAAGTGGTCACTTGCTGCATCCTGACGGACGGTGAAGCGTGCGGCGACTGCCTCAATCGCAAGTCTGGCTACAACTCCAAGACTCAACGCTACACTTCGGGTCGCGGTATCGTTACGCTCAACGGCAAGCGGTACTGCACCGCCGATGGCAAGCGTGACACGATCCCGTCGTGGTGCTTCCTCATGGAAGTGTTGAAGAATGCCTACGGTGTGAACACTATGGGCATCTTCCTCGCCGATGGTGGAGCGCAGCGCATGAACGGTATCATCGAAGGCTACTTTGAGAATGCCTACGGTGTCACCTTCAAGACCAACGCGACTCACCTCGCCGCATACTCTGCTGCCGTGGAGATGCTGAAGGAAGAGGACTTCGCCGTGGTGCCGCGTGGTGGGTTCGACAAGTTCCTGCTGATTCGTGCAGGTAACGAGATCGTGAACGCTGCTGATGTGTTGGACAAGGTTGACGCGGGCGACACTCGCGCCGCTGGCAACGCATTCCGCAAGGGTATGTCGAAGCGACTCACTTCTCGCAACCTGCTGACGGTCATCGCGGACACCTGCTCGACCTGCGTGGGCATCTGATCGTTTTTCTCGCACATTCACGAAAGGAAACTGAAATATGAAAACCAAAACCAAGAAGAAGAAGAAGAATCCCGCAATGACCATTCGCATCGAAGCGAATGATGCGGCGATGGTGGATTTGCAGCATTTCGTGCAGCATTTGAACGACACGCTCGCGTATGACGCAATGTGTTCGATGACCACGCCGTGGTCCATCAAGATCATCAAGAAGGAGAACTGAACTATGGGTTACTATCACGCCATCATCGAGGACAACTTCACCATTCCTGTCGCGGGATTTGCTCCCATCTGCAAGCATATGATCGACTGCGGATTCACTAACCCGACCGAGCAAGTCGCAAGCGGTAGGACATTCTCCGGTAAGCAAACGCAGGAAGTGTTCTACTCTTGGACCTCCACCGATAAGTTGGTCGCTTGCGCGTTGGAGAATGACCTGATCGGCATTTTCAAGGAGTTCGGTTTTGATGTGCAGATGGATGGTGAAGGTGGCATTTGTGGTTTGTCTTACGATAACAAGTCTGGCGACGAGGACCAGTTGTTCCGAGTAATCGCGCCGTTCATGGAGGACTATCAGTTTGTTTCATTCCGTGGCGAAGATGGTGCGCTGTATCGGTACTTCTTCGTGAATCAGGAACTTCGCGTGTGCGAAGGAAAGATATTCTTCAAGATGAAGTAATCGAAAGGGTATGGTAGCCCGAAGCCAGCAGAGCGATCTGCTGGCTTTTTTCATTTCTTCACTTTTCAGTTTTTGATGCAGTTTTTTATCACGCGCAGGTGTTAGCAGATCGAACGCCGCACCACGCCGCGAATCTTCGCATATGCTCGGAAACTTGCACTTTCCCCACACTTTGGAAACTTGCAGAAACCCGCAGATGATCTGCAAGAAACGCAAGCGGCTGCCAGCGGCGTTATCGGACTCTGGTTATCGGACGCAAAGTTGCCAGCGATTTTACCATATGGATATGGACACACTTCGGACACAAATATTGTCCCATAATCTTGGGCTGCCGCTTGACATTATCGGTCCTTGTGGTATAATACATGGGTTATGCGTCCGATATGCGTCCGAAACGCATTTGTGTCACAAGTGTGTCCGATGAATAGAAGTGCATATTTATGAATCAGAAATATGCTTCTAGCAGTTCAAATATCTTCCTCGGGCATGATTTATGAGCTTTAGCCCGGAAAGTGTCGGGCATTTCACTCATTACTTTGCTACTTCGATACGGTGATTTCTTGAAGTTCCATTTGCGAAGAAACATATTTACATAGTGTGAATAAATATACATATTCGCTCGCTTGATGTATTTCGACATTTCAATATCTAACTTATGTTTCTGAATACATTTCACCGCACGCATTTCTGTGTCGCGCTCGAATAGCATGACACTATGAAATGCCTTCACGATTGCAGGATTCAACTCACCCTTACCGGCGTGCAGGTAGTCCTGAACAAGACGAGCAGCACGATCCTCGCGCTCGACTAGAGAATCTGAACTATCAAGCCATTGGAGAAAATGGGCATACTCGTGTACAAGGGTTTCTAGCCATTGTACACCACCCTTTCCAACCTTTATACATTTCGTATCAATGTCGAAGAAGCCTTCGCATCTCCAATTCTCACCTGAATTAACTCTCTTACCCCTACCAAGATATAGGGTGAAGCCGTACTCGGCGAGGTGATTGCGAACATGAGCCACGAATTGTTTAGTATTCGTCTTCATATGCTATAAGTATATAGCCTGTATGGGTATAAGTCAAGAACTATTTCGACTGGAGAATTTCAAATAATATCCATTTCGACTGGAGAATTTTAAATAATATCCATTTCGACTGGAGAATTTTCATTTGAATAGAGAATTTTCATTTCGAGTGGAGAATCTGGGGAATAAATATATTCGACTGGAGAATTTTGAATATGCCTAATTATGAATATTTGTGTCATGGATGCGGTCACACATTTGGAGAATTCTTTAAAATGGATGATCGTAAAAAACCAGAAAAGAAACCTTGCCCTCAATGCAAACAAAAGAAAGTTAAGCAGGAATGTTTAACTGCTCCAGGTGTTGCAATGGATACCAACATGAGAGTTGATGGTCCTGCAAAAGGTGGGTTCAAAGATGTAATGAATAAGGTTATTGGTGGTCCTTCAATGAAGGGAACCAAGGCTGCAAAGATGATGAAAGATCGTTACGGTCTTTAACTAACTTTAGTAACTCTTAACTTAACATCAATATCTGCTGGATACATTTTTGGCAAACCAGAACGGGAAACACCTTCTGGTCGCTTTCTATTTTTGTATCCGCCCTTTGCAAACTTTCCTGTTTTTCTATTCTTTGCCATGGATTACTTCTTTCTTTTCTTCTTGATACTCATCACTTTTTTCAATTTGGATGGTGATGATATTTCTCCAACAGTACTACCAGATCCCTTGATACTACTATGTGGATCGCTCTGTGAAGTAAACTTCATTCTATGTACAGCAAATGTCTTATCTTTGTGTTTGAATAAAATTCGTGTTCCACTCTTGTGTACACTTAAATTCTTATGGTCATCTATCATATGACTCCATGCTGTGCTTGGATCATAACTGTGATGCTTTTGTTCTCCACCAGAATGATATGTCATATGACGAATGTGATGATGTCCTGCTCTTTGTAATGGAGTTGGATGTGATTGTAGCACATGTGTTTTTATATGATGTGCTAAATCCTTTCCTGACATTTCACTTAATTTACCGTGAAGATGTGAAGTAATTCGTTTGAGTGTCTTTGTATTTCTTCCACGAATATATGATCTAATTCTTGGATGTTTTTCCATTATTTCTCTTCGTTCTGCACTACCCTTGTTACGAAGTTTTGGGAATTTCTTAAGAATGTGTCTTCTGTGAGATTCAAGAATCTTTGCTCCACCATAAGTAGATTCTATACCAGGATTTGATACTGGAACATGCTTGTTTGAACTATCAGATACTTTCAAACTTACACCATGATGTGTAATTTTCTTACCTCTTCTAGTGTGAATAATGATATCAGAAGCATCTTCTTTTTGTGAAGAATGAACTCCTGTTGATCTATGGATATCACCCGGTTTTGATGACCAATGAACATCATGGACATCACCGTGTGCTTTTAAATGTTCTTCTCTGATATGAGCAGCAGCGGTCTTTGCTCTTTTGTGTATTTTCTTATATTCATCTGGATGGATTTGATCCCTCAATCTATCATGAACTTGTTTTGGACTTTCACCTGTAATGTCTTGGTGCTTAGTCATATGACCACCCTTTAAATGGTAACCAACTAACAGTTCGTGCAATTTACCTTTTGTATCGCTTGATGCGGACTTTGCTGCTTTCTTGGCTTCTACAAGATAAAGCAATTCATATTCTGCGTCATTTTGAACAAAATTTAAAATAAGTGTTTCGGTTATAAACTTGTCTTTTAGTTGTTTGATATTCATGTTATTCTCTTCTTCTATTTATTTAACATCTATGCTTACTACAATTTCATTCAAACGACCTCTCATATCCTTGCCTCGACCTTTTAATCTTATTCGAGCAGATGTTTTATCCATTAATGATGTAAGATACTTATCATCTATCTTTATCAATCCCTTTTCGCTCAAAATATAATTTGGTTTTGCCATTGGTTGGTTTTGAAAAGAGTAATTTCCTGTTAATGCTTCTTTTATGATTGCCTTCTTTATACCTTCATATTCTTTAGAAACTTGTGGTTCTTTACCGGAACCCAAAGCAGCCTTCAGTAGCAATTCAACTTCTTTATTTCTTGATAAAATTTGTTTTGCTTTTGCCTGTGGTATACTTTTTGTTTCTCCAATTTCATTTTGGAGTTTATCCAATGCTTCTAATATCATTAAAGTCTTTTCCATATCGTTTCCGGTTTCTTGCATGTATCCGTTAAATGCTCTTTCAAAGAAATTGCTAGTATTTCTTATTCCTGCACTGGATAATTGAAAACTTTCACCAAATTTTAATGATAATCTATATTCTTTACTGGAAACTTTTATTACTAGATCCGTCTTTGGTTCTTGTCCACCAGACATCTTTTCAACAGAAGAGATTTTTGATCTCCCCGCAATTTTCTTTAACCCATCTCTGGCTGCTTGAACTACATCGGCATTGTTCTTATTATGAGAATCCCAGTATTCCTTTGATTTTTTAAAATCTTTATCATCTGATGGTACGGCACCATAGTTTCTTACAGCCTCATGATATACAAACCATTCAAATAATAATCCTTTAATTGCCATTTTGCTTCCTTTATAATGAAGATAAAAATATGTATAAATAAATGATATAACAGAGGAGTCAATATGCGTTTCATACCATCAAATTATAAAGATATAATGGCAAGTAGTCCAAATCCGCAACCAGAACCAATCATGGAACACATCCCATTAGAGGATATGGAAGGTGAGATGGTAATCTCCCAATGTAAGGCTATTGTACAAAAGGCAAATGAAATATTAGGAATGATAAAGCCAGAAACCCAAATGGAAGCATGGGTACAATCAAAAATCACTCTAGCAGAGGATTATATTGGTAGTGTACTCGATTATTTAAAGAATAACCCAGGCAGTAAAGAATAATTAAAATATAAATAAAAGCATGGGTAATGGTTCTTTTAGTCTTTACGAAGACTTCATTAAGGTGTTTGAGAACTGGTCGATTTACTCTGCCGTAGGTATTGCATTTGCATTCTCAGTTTGGAAATTTGTAAAAAAGAACAAAAAACGAGATTATCAGGTTGAATTTACAAGTATTCACTCTGAAATTCATGAATTATTGACAGAATTGAGACTGGTCACAGACTCTGCCCGCACCCAGGTAATACAACTCCACAACGGCGAATACTTCATGGATGGCGTATCCATGCGTAAGTTTTCTGTAACTCACGAATCATTAGAAAGAGGTATAGATTCATGTGCAATTAGAATGCACGCGGTTCTATGCTCACTCTTCATCCCACTTCTTACCCTAGTTCTTGAGAATTCTGCAAAAATACAGTATGTTACTGATCTAAAAGATAGTTATTTTAAACAATTCTTTGAAAGCAGAAATATAGAAGCATTTAGCGTTTTACCACTAAAAGTAAAAAATCAAATTACAGGTTTTCTTCTAGTTCAGTGGTGTAATTCTAAGAAAATTGATGACATTGAACCAGTATTTGTAAGTCATCAAGTTGAAAAAATAAGAAATGCAATTCAGGTTCAATTGCTATCTCAACCTAGATAATCTACTATGACAGAAGAAAATGACTTTGGCTTTATAGCCTGCACAGAAGAAGAACTTAAAATAACAGCAAAGGTGCAGCCCACTCCAGCACCAGCTCCTGTCGTAAATGTGGATTTAACAAATGTAAATTCTGTTTTATCCAGAATTGAACAAAAAATGGATAAGGTTCTTTCTATGGAACTAACCGAGTTATCAAGTGTTGTATCTGAACAGGGTAGTAATTTCCAAACAGTGTTGTCGGAAATAGAAGAAAGAATTACTGCTGAAAAAGCAGTTTCAAGAGATAAATTGTTAAAATTAGAAAATTTGATCATTCCACTCTTGAATAACCTAATGAAGAACCCTGAAAAAGAGTTCATTAAATGGCCAAATCGAGTGGAAAAGATTCAAGCACAAATACAAAAGGTATTAGAGGTAACTCGTTCTGTATAAATAGAATGTAGAGCATATTAAATATTAGAAAGGCTTAACGATGGAACAAGGCAAATCATTAGCAAGACAGACATTCAAAGGTGTAAAATCTTCAGAAGATGATAAATTAGTACCAATGCATGGTTCTGGTAAAGAATTCGATGCTCTTGTTACAACACTAAAACAATCAATCAAAGATGGTGTTATTGACAAGGAAAATGTACACCGTCTTGCTCATGGTCTTGGTGTTAAGCCAGATGAACTAGCACAAATGATAGGTCTTGAAGGCAAGGAGGATATCCATGCTTTAGATCAAGACGAATCACCAGAAGTACACACACAAGCACCTGAAGTTTATGAACCAAAGCCATTCAAGGATTTCAGATCAGAGACTCAAAATAGACTTCCATTTAGTGAACAAGTTGGTATGAGTTCACAAGAAATAAATCAAATAAGAGCAGATATGAGAAGAAGTGGTGCATCTACTCAAGAAATAAATGCAAGATTAACAGATTTAAGAAGACTTTCTAGAAGTTCTGGAAGTAGAACAAGTGTTGCTGCAGCAGGAAAAAGTGCAGCAGGCGCACTTACTGGTGCAATGCATGATCCAATGATTCAAAGAAGATTAAAAATGTTAAATCAAAGAAGTAAAACAGGTAGATAATACTTGACTTTTACCCGTTTTCTGTTAGTATAACCACATGAAGTTTACATTTAAAAAATCACTAAATGAAGAAGTAGTCATCAGACCTTATTCTGTGCAAGCAATTGCAAGAAAAAGAAATATGATGATGAATTCTTTACAATTAAATGATCAAGAATTTATGAACTGGGTTCGTGATCGTCTTTATCGAGTTGCAGAACAAAATAGCATTCCAATTAAAGATTTAAAAATTGATATGGTTTCAGAAGGATTCAAGAAGTGGGAAGATACCTTTCGTCAAGGCGATAAAGATTTTGATCAATACAGAGATGAATTTACACGATATGTAAGTAAGTTTATGGGATTTGCAGCAAGAATTCTTCGTTCATCCGTAGATAATCCTGGTAAACTAACTCCAGATGCGGAAGAAGTTCCACCAGTTTCTCCAAAGATGATGAAGTTCCAAGCATCTGATAATGCACAATAAGTGACGGAGACTTTTTATGACACGACAAGTGTTACTTCTGAATGCCTCAGAAGAGGTAATATCAGTAATCGACTGGCAGAGAGCAGTAAATCTCTTATCTGCTGGTAAAGCCACCAAACCATTTAATTATAATCACACATATTCAATTAAAACCAGTAGTGGAGTTTTTGAACTTCCTGCTGCGATTATGTTGATTAATTATATAAGAATTCCATTTCGTAAAGTTGGTTTATCAAAAAAGAATATCATAAAAAGAGACAACAATATTTGTCAATATTGTTCATGTAAACTAACTTCAAAAAATAGTACAGTAGACCATGTTTTACCAAAAAGTAGGGGTGGTCTTAATAGTTGGACTAATCTGGTTGCTTCCTGTCACCCCTGTAACCTTCGTAAAGGGAATAGAACCCCTCAGGAAGCGAATATGCGACTCCTACGACCCGCACAAGCACCAGGCAAGGATGTTGTCCATATCGTATTATTAGATGAAAACCGAAATAAACTTTGGGAGCGTTGGCTGGATTATAAATAACTTTATCTCGAACATTTAACAAAATGAGGTAAAGAATGGCTCTTAGAACTAGTAATCCCCCAAGTTATGATAATATTTTTGCAATTCGTAGAGGTGCAACTGCAGATTATGCTTCACTTGCAACTCTACCAGGTCACCGTGGATTGTATATCGCAACATCTGCAATAGTAGAAGTTACTTTTACAAATTTAGATGGAACTACATCGTTGGTAAGATTTCCAAGCGGTGTTTCTTTAGTTCTTCCTTTGCAAATTAAATCATATACTACACCTTCAACTGGTTCATCCGCACTCTACTTATATGGTCTTGTATGAGAACATCTAATTGTAGTAGTCATGATAAAATTGGTTCAAGAGTAGGTGGAGCAAATGGTGTAATAAATTCATCTGATGAATATCCTGCCCCATCTAGAGGATTGTTTATAACCATTACAAATAGTGATGTTGGTGCTTCAGCAGAAACCAACATAACAATTGTAAACAATAACAATACAACTTGCACATTAACTTTACCGAGTGTGGCTACTATTACTACAAAGATGTTTGGTTATATTCCAATATCATCATCAACTATAACAAATATTACTGAAAGCGGTGGTCAAAATAGTTTTTACATAAACACACTATCATGAAACAAAAATTTTTACAACTTTTAAAAGAAGCAGCAGGTGGAAAAAATATCCACATGGAACATCTCGAAGATAGAATCTTCGATGAAGGTAGTCGTGGTTTCAAAACTGCTATGGATTATGTCCACGGTCTTTCACATGGAATGACTGGTAAAGGTGGTAAAGATTTTTTCGTAACAACAAAGTATGATGGTGCTCCAGCAGTTGTATTTGGTAGGCATCCAGAGACAGGAATGTTCTTTGTTGCTACAAAGGGTGCATTTAATAAAACACCAAAAGTAAATTATTCATTAGAAGATGTAGAAGCAAATTATCCAGATAGTCCAGAACTACAAGCAAAACTAAAAGCAGCATTAGAACATTTACCAAAACTTGGCGAAATGAAAGGTGTATATCAAGGCGATTTGATGTTTACACCAGAAGATCTTGAACTTCGAAAAATTGGTGACAAGGAACATGTAACATTTAGACCAAATACAATTACATATTCCTCACCAATGGGTTCAGATGAAGCAAAGAAAATAATGGGTTCTAAATTAGGAATCGTTGTTCATACTGGATATGAAGGTGATACTCTTGAAAATATGAAAGCAAGATTTGATCCTGATCTCTCTCACTTTGGGGGACATCCAGATGTATATTTTAAAAATGCAAGAATGAATGATGAAGGCGAAGAAACTCATATGTCAGAGAGAGATCATATGAGAACTCTTGAACACTTAGGTCATGCGATGTCACATCTCCCAGATTCAGGAGATTTGATGGATGAAGTTTCAAGAAATCCTGATTATGTTGCCCATCTAAAAACATACACGAACTACAATGTAAGAAATGGTATTCCAAAGGGATCTGCAAAAGGATTCCACGATTATCTAGATAACAGATTCCAAGGAGAGAGAGCAAAATTAAAATCTCAAAAGGGAATACAGAAACATACTGAAGCATCACAACCTGTATTGAAACATATCAAAGATAATGCAGAAGCATATGATTCATTGTTTAATGCTCATTCTGCTCTTGCAAAAGCAAAGTTACATTTAGTTGATAGGTTTAGACAAGCAAAGGGTCTTGGAACCCACTTAGAAGATGAAGAAACTGGTGAACTAAGACCAACACATCCCGAAGGATATGTTGCAGTTCATAAGAAGTCTGGTACTGGTTATAAGATGGTAGATAGAGAGGATTTCTCAAAAGCAAACTTTACTCTACCGAAGAAATGGGATAAGAAGAAGCCAGGACAACAACAAGAAACAGTTTCAGAATCAATTATTCATAAGTTAAGAAGAATAAATAATAGAGGATACTAATATGTCAAAGAGAAGAGAAGAAAGAAAAGCAATGGCAAAAGATAAAGGCTGCGGTTGCGGCAAAGGTAAAGGAAAGGGTGGAAAATGAGTCACAAGTCTATGTTAATGACACAATATAAAGAATTATATGGTGGTCTATATGTAAGAAATAATGGAAGATGGTATTGGAAGTCAACACTAGAATCAGAAGAGATTGGTCCGATTAGTGGTTTTTGGTTGATGCAAAAAATAAATGAAGCAAAGAACAAGAAACCAGTACCAATTGAATTTGCAAAGTTACCACAAGAACCAGCAAAGGTAGAAGAAGTAAAGACAGAAGAACCTGTTGCTGTAGAAGAAGTAAAGACAGAAGTTACTCAACAAAAACCAAAGAAGTCTGCACCAAAAATTAAAAAGGAGATAACCGAAAATGGAACTACTAGCATCTAAAGTTTTAGGAACAGTATTTTTTACACTCGTTGTATATGTTGTAGGTGCCTTCACAGGACCAGCAGTATATAAGTGGGTATCAACAAAACTACCTTGGAATAAATGAAGTCTTTTAGGGATTTTATTATTGAAGCAAAGAACGGAAATGATTCCGTAGTTTTTTCTTTTGGTAGGAATCAACCACCAACAGCAGGACATGGACATATCATTCAACATGTGATGGATACCGCTGGCCAGACAGGAGCACATCATGTTGTGTTTACTTCTGGCAGCGGTCCAACACATAAAGTAAAGGCAGTGAGAGAAAAGAATCCTTTGCATCCACACGAAAAAGTGGAAACTATGAAAGCATTCTTCCCCGGTGCAAATATTCAACACCATGAAAAGGTTGCAAGTCCTTTCCATGCAATTGAACATTTGAAGGATCAAGGTTATAAGCATGTAAAGATGGTTGTAGGTGCAGATAGAGTTGAAGACTTCAGAGAAAGAATGGCACCATATGCAAAGCACTTTAAATCATTTGAAGTTGTATCTCCCGGTGCTGAAAGAATGTCAGTAAAGGGTAGAGAAGTAAGTGGTACTGCTGCTAGAAGACATGCTGCTGCTGGTGATTACAAATCATTTAGAGCAATCATGCCAGAAGAAGCACCAGAACATGCAGTAAAGACTCTCTTCAAGAGACTTCGTACTCCAATCAAAGCACCAGTAGTAAAAAAGAAGAGTAAAAAGAAACTTGCAGAAGCAATAATGAATATTCTTGTAGAATCAAGACCACGCACAGCAAAAGAGAAGACAAGATCATATTACGCAAAAGAATACAGACAACATCAATCTTCCCCAAAAGCAATTAAAGAGCGTGGTGAAAGATGGACTGCAAGAAGAAGAGCAGCAGTTCGCGCAGCAAAAAGAAAACTTGGTGCAAAGTCTGCAAATAAAACAAGAGATCAATTGATCAAGATCGGTCAGGGTCTTTTGAAGGGTAAGGATGTAGATCACAAGAAACCACTATCAAGAGGTGGTTCAAATGGCAATGGTAATGTAAGAGTTGTCTCAACTTCATATAACAGAAGTAGAAATAATAACATTAGTGAAGCAGATGAAGGTGCAACAAAATACTTAGCACCCAGACTTCAAAAAATGGATAAAGCATCAAGACCAAATCCAGAACCAAGAACGCAAAGAAAATCACTACCGGGATTACCACCATTACCAAAGGTTTAACAAATGAAGAACTATTTTGATTTCTTAAAAGAGAGCACAAAAAGAACTATTCGTAAATATAGAGCAGGTGTTCTTACTCCTGAACAAAAAGCAAAGTTCATCAAGAGACAAGAGCGTAAGATTGCCGAGATAGACAAAGAGGGTGGTCTATCTGCTCGTGCTTCTCAAATTAGAGATACAATCAAGGCAGTATCCGAATCAGCAGCATGGACACGCAAAGAAGGAAAGAATCCAGAAGGTGGACTCAATAAAAAGGGTGTTGAATCTTATAGAAAACAAAACCCAGGTTCCAAGTTACAAACAGCTGTTACTACTCCACCATCCAAACTAAAACCGGGTTCAAAGAAAGCAAAAAGAAGAAAATCTTTCTGCAGTAGAATGAAAGGTATGAAGGCAAAATTAACTTCTGCAAAAACTGCAAGAGATCCAAATTCAAGAATTAACAAATCACTTCGTAAATGGAATTGTTAAGGAGAAAAGTATTGAAGCACAAAGATCTTAAAAGAATTAAGAATAAATACTTGAAACCAAAGGAAGATAAGAAAAAAGATAAGCCACCTAAAAAGTAGTTACTATGAATTTTGATATTTTAAATGATGACAATTATATGATGTTTGCAATGAAGATGTATAACAATCCTCAGTGTAAAAACATATCCGAATTCCAAGAGGATATGAATCGTATAAAATATCTAAAAAGACTACTAAGAAAATATAAAGCATCAGGTGAGTTACGAGAAAGATTGATACTAAACCATATTATTATTTTTTATAATGTATTTGATATTGTACCTGCAACCAGGCTTCTATTCAGTCGTATAGAACGGGACTTGCACCCTTATTTAAAAACCTTTATTGTTTTTTTAAATAATTTACCACAAAACATACCAGAAACTGATTTGTTAAATATTCCCCTAGATAGAAGGATTATAAATAAACTTAGGGAGATATAACAAATGAGATTGGAAGAAGACATTGGTAGATGGTTTAAGGAAAGATGGACTGCTCAGGATGGCAGTCCTTGTGGTTCTTATAAAGGTAAAGGTAGAGTTAAGTGCCGACCTGCAAAAAGAGTATCTTCCAAGACTCCTCAAACATGGGGTGAGATGTCTTCTAAAGAAAAGAAGAAAGCAGTCAGATTAAAACAAAAAGCACATAAAAAAGGTCAACAGTTTAGCAGCCATAAGACAGGCAAAACATGGAGTGCTGAAAAGGGTAAGTATAGACCAAGCAAGAAAAAACTAAAAGAAAACTACACAAGTGCTCTATCAAACTTTATTTGTGAGAAGTGGAACCCAAGAAACAAAGAAGCACATGCAGCATGTAAAGCAAGTGTGAAATCAAGATTCAAAGTTTGGCCATCTGCATATGCAAGCGCAGCAGTAGTTAAATGCTACAAGAAAAAGACAGGAAGTGGAGACTGATGATACCAAAAGCAGTTAAAGCAGATCAGAAAGTAATGGACATTGAGCAACAAAAGGGTGCTCTGGTTCTACCACGAAAATTCTATAATCTTCTTTTACTTGCAGGTGAGAATGCACAAAAAGCACAATATACAATGTTTAATCTCAGATATCCATTCCTGAGAAGTGCAAATTCAAGAATTCGTAGAGAGTTGCTTACACTATTGACAAATTTAATTAATATTTGTACAACAGATTCAATTCTCTATCAAAGACTTCGTTCATTGGCTATGAGTCGTAATTTAAAGACAGTAAGTGAAAGTTATGAATCAGAGTTACAAAATAAAGCATTCGCAGTATTGTCTGCACTTCTTCAAAGGATTGAGGAAGAAGTACAAGGTGTAACTGGAACTCAATTGTCTTCTGCTTCGGCTGCAATGGGACCAGGAACTACAACAGGTATTGATGCATATGTCCCTTTAATGACAAAGAATGTTATTAGAAGATTTCCAGTTTCTAAAGTAGTTAAACAATTAAGTAAGAGAAGAAAGAAAGGATAAGTTATGATACCTACAGAATTAATTTCGTTAGTGGGTGGTTCTGCAACGGGATTCCTATTCCGTTACATGGCACAAAAGTCGCAAGACCAAAAGGAAATGTTCCAACAGCTTATGCAAGCAAATAAGCAAACCACCGAAAATCAAAATCAAGCAGCACAAAGAGTTCCGCTAGATGTTGGTCGTGGTGTTCGTCAACTAATAGTCCTATCAGTCCTATTTGCGACATTCCTAGCACCATTCGTTTTACCATTCTTTGGTGTTCCAACATTCGTTGAAGTAGATGCAAAGACTCCTGAAGGACTCTTTGGTTTATTCCCCGAAACTACCAAGAAGTTCTTTGTTGAAGTAAACGGTTATTTGTTTACCAGCGAGAATCGTCAAATCCTATTAAGCATCATTGGATTCTACTTCGGATCTGCTGCTGCTTCTAACAAGTCATAAGGAGTAACCAATGAAATACTTAACAGCATTATCATTAGCACTACTAACAGGATGCAGCACTGCTCCAAGTATTGTTCCAGATAGTACTTCAGAAAGCGTAATCCTTAAAAAGATTAATCACGAAATTGCAAACGGATCCTCATTCCAAACAGGTTGGCAATGGATACTGTGGTATCTCCCAATAGTATTCTTAGTTGGTACTTGGGGCTGGAAGCAATGGATCAGAAATTGCACAGAATCAGAAGAAGAACTTGCTGAATTGAAGGCAAAAGTAGAGGAGATGGAAAAGGCTAATAAGCCTCAAGATCCTCAGTTACCTAACGGATAAGTTAGAGTATCAAACAACTTCTTACAAATGAAATACGAGTCCACGATGTCTGACACTGGACTCGTAATTTCTTTTTTATCGGGTGTAATTGTTAATCTTAATGCAGCACCAGTGTCTTGAACAAATGAATCATACATCATTTGCTTGTCTGCATTTCCTTTACCCGTAGCATATTTCTTGACTTCTGTTGGTGGAAGTATTGTAGTTGGTAATCCCATTTCATATAGTTTATACTTTAACAATCCTGTATTTTCTGCTATATGGAAGATTCTACCAGTAGCGGAATAAGCATATCCTTCAACTGCTACATGTGAGCAACCCATAACGATTTCGATTGCCCAATCTGCAATTGTCTTATAGCGTTCTTGTTCTGTATTCCAATCTAGGAATCTCTCACCGAATACATTACCACCAAAGGCATCTGCATATTTCTTTATGTCGGTGAGATAGTAGAATGAACAATTTTTATATGAAAAAGTATCGCCATCGAAAACACAGATGGCGGGTCCACAAAGGGAGTAATCTATTCCTGCTATTACCATACATGTATTTATGTAATAATTAGAATCCCATAAATCTTGCTACAACGATTCCAAACAGAAACGAGCAAGCACAGATTAAAGTTTTTTGAAACTTATTCATTTTAGGATGTCCTGATTCTGTTTTATTGTATCGCTTATCCATTCTTTATAGAAGAATAGACTTGTTGCAGACATTTCTACTATTGTTAGATCGTGCATTCTAAATGCTGAGATTAACCCTGCAAGTTTTCCACTATCTTCAAAAACTGCACCACCAGAATCACCAAACCAAACATGTGTGCCTTTTGTAGAATTAAACTTAAAATCAAATGGATCTTCTAATACCAATCCGTAATAATAAAAAGAACCATGCTCACTTGATTTTTTTACTCCATGTGAAAAGCCAACAGTTGTAAGTTCTTCAAATCTTGTTAGATCTTTTCTTTCATATGAAATTACTGGGAATTCTGTAATGCATGTTGGTCTATCTAAAATTAAAATACCAATATCATGCATTATAATTTCTCCAATTTTAAATTTTGGATGTAGAATTTGTTTTACTATTGTATAGTCTTCTCCACCAACTCTGAAGAATTTTAAATTTGTTCCATCTATACAATGTCCCGCAGTGAGTACTAGATTTTTGTCTATTTGAACTGCACTGCCCACAAATGCATCATTATTATCAAATACTTGCCCCACGCAACGATAGGGATCTTGACCCTCTTCTATAACATGGAACCCTCTAAACTCCTTCGGTTCGCTAATGGGTGTCAATATGTCTGCTATTGAGGGTGGGGGGGTTTCCTGTGCTTGCTTCGTATCGGCACTGATATTGTTGCAAGATGTACTTGTCGCAAGGATCAGACTGAGTAATTTCAGTAGTCTGCCTTTCATGACATAATTATTTATATAACTTTTAAAATAAAAATAAAAAAAATCCAGTCCCGAAGGACTGGATCTTTAAATGCCCCGCCAACACGGGTGTATTAGTTCTGGCAAGGTCGCTTAGGACATGGTGGGCACTGCGGAACAGGAACAGCCGCCGGAACATAGCAAGGTGCATATGTGTATGGAGACTGTACCACCTGAGGCATTGGGTAAACCGCAGGAACAGGTGATGCGTAAAGAGGACTTGAATAATAATAAGGGTACCATCCTCCAACTGGAGCAACTACTCCACCGCCGTAATAACCACCATAATAACCGCCAGAGTATGCATAAGCACCACCATAACCACCGTAGCCACCAACACCGACAGCGACTCCACCCCATCCACCACCAACTGCTACTGCTACTTGTGAGCGAGCAGGTGCGGTCAGACAAAGTGTTACGATTAGTGCAATAATGTACTTAAGCATGTGTGTCTCCTTTGGTTATACTATACCATAAGTATCTAGTAAGTCAAGAAACATTGTCAAATAAAGTTGGTTCTTTATCTGAATTATTATATACAATTTCATCAATTCTTCTATCAGCATCATTAATTGCATTTGAGAATACACGATAACGATTATCTAATTCAGAATAAATGTTATTTTCTGTATTTTTAATTTTTGTAGTAAGTCTTTCTACATCTTTTTCTAAATTAGTGCGAACATCATCTATTGATCTATAGATCATATCCATCTCTCTATCTAAATCATTTCTTGCAATTTCCTTCTTCATTTGAAAATACTTAACCATGAAGAAACCAAGTAAACCAGATACTACCATTATTATTAAATTATTGCTGTCCATTTTATATCTCCTTATTAACTAGTTGTTAAATCTACCAATTCACACTTATCACCACTACATGCAAAAGTTTGAGTTCCTACTGTCTGATCAACCTTTTCATATTTTGTGAGTTCACTCCAGTCCACATCCTTTGGCATCTTCTCAAGGAATGCTTCGTAGTATTCTTTTGTACAATCCTGATATGGTGCTTGACGATATGAGTGATCTGAATGTGGTAAGAATGAAATACCACTGATCTCGTCAAAGTGCTTGTACACCCAAGCACCAACTTCCATCCACTCATGTTCCTTTACAGTCACGGTGATTGACGGCTTGTGTTCACACCAATTACGCTGATATGCTAACCAAAGTTCTAGATGCTCAATAGCAGTCATATCGTTACGAGTAACTGATCCCTCTGCCTTCATTGGGAATGAGAAAACCATAACTGAGTCTGGCTTCATGACACAAGGTTCGTGGGGAAACCCCTTGTCGATCATGAGTTGACACAGTGGATCTTTACGATCTGCACGAACAGTACGGATGTAATACTGGTTGTGTCGAGCATGGATACCCGATGCTGCATCCGTAAGTTGAGAAACAGTACCGCTTGGCTTGATGCAAGTAATAGCAGCAGCCTGATTGATACCTAACTTCTTTGCCCATTCCTTATTGGTATCAACTGCATGTTGCTTTAGACTCTCAAGATTTGCCTTAAGACCGTGTTGATCGCGCATCATTGCATTATCAAGAATACCTGTGAGAGATACACCTAGTAGTGCTTCTTCTTCACAATTCTTTCTCCACTCTGATGAAAGATATGGGAAATGCAACATTGATGCTTGCCATGTTCCAAGAATTGCAGCAAGTTTAACCTTACGAGCAAGACTCTCCATAGTATCGTTTGTTCTTACAATTACTTCTGTTAGATTGCAGAACTGACGATCACGAAGAATAATTTCTGAGCAAGGATTTGTACCGAATTCATAACTTGGATCACGACGGTCACCAAGTTTGGCTACCGTCTTTTGGCAAGCGTCACGATTGAAGATACCACGCTCACCACTCTTGCTCTTGTAGAGAGATACCCACTCTTCCATAAATGTACCAATTTCTGGCTTCTCTTTGTAGACGACGCTATTGTTCGCAAGTGCTCTTTGAGAATTAGCCTCCCACCATGCGCCAGTCTTAGCATCACGCATTCTTTCGTCCGTGAGATTCGATAGGCTAATAAGAGCGGATCTACGCACGCCTCCGACCACAACAACTTCCGCAATCTTACAGACGAGATCGTGGCATTCGATGGAGGTGAGTTTGCGTCCAGCACTTCTTCTAAATGTATCCACTGTGAACCTAAACAGATCATCCAGTGGCTTTGGACCAGATGCACGACCTCCAAAAGTTTTGAGTCTGGCACCAGCAGGGCGTATCTTAGATAAGTCCCATCTTGGAATTTGACCACCAATGAGTAAGGAGACAAGTTCCTTGTAAGCTTTAGCCCAACCAGCCTTGCTGTCTTGTACAATGATCGTCGTATCTGAGTCAGTAAACTCTTCAGCGACTGTAGGTAGTTTATCCACATAATGGCGCTCCACTGAGAAACCGACTCCGGTTCCACACATAAGAATATATAGAATTTCATCAAAAGCACGAACACGATTTATTGCAACATATGAGCAGTTATAACCAGCAGTGTTATCACGATCAAGTGCTTCTCCTGCTGTCATAAGCGCACGCATAGAAGGCATAATCTCTTGTTGAAGAACTGCTTGACGGAGTTCTTCACGAGTTGCTTTATCCAACTTGCACATGGTATTTTCCTTGAGGTGCTTATCGAAATGTTGAAAATACCTATCAACAGTTTCTTCCCATGTTTCTCTACGACCTTCGGCTTCTAGCCAACGGCTGTAGCGTGAAAGATGAATAAATTGTTGATATGAAGTTGGTAATTGCATATATTTCTCCTTTGTGTGCTAAAGTATACCTTCGCTTTTAAGTTTGTCAACTATTTAGATCAGAAAGTTCCACCATCTACAGAACCAACCACACTTGTTGTAAAATTACCAACAAGATCAGTTATTCCATTAGAATAGGTCGCATTCAAATCATTATTTGTATTTAAGTCTAGATTGATAATGTATGGTGTTGAAGAAACCATTTGAAGTTTCTTGTACCAAGCAGAACCATTCCATACCCATGTAATTTCATTAAAGATGTATTCTTGATTTAATATTGGATTTGCTGGAAAGTCTAGCATGTTTTACCTCAGATAAGTTCGAACCAAGACAGATCAATAAAACAAACAGCATTGGAGTTTATTGGTGTAAAGGTCAAAACAAATATGTCAGACACACCTGCTTGTGTTCTACCTAATTGAAAATTGAAATCATTAACATCGGACAGAGAGAAAGCACCACTGCTACTAATATAACCACCAATGATATCATTACCACCAGATACTCCTGTTGCAGTGATATTGTAATCAACATTTCCATTATAGTGAGTTGACCAAGAACCACCAGTTAATGTTGGATTTAATAAAATTCTATATTGAACTGTATCTGGTTTATTTGAGGCGGTTTCGTTTAATACTGCACTAATATTTGATGGAATGATTACACTATCCAATCTATTTGAATTCAAACGCAAAGCAATCATTGGATATTGAGTGCCAGCAGTAGTAAGCGTAGTTCCAGTAGAACCATTTCTAGTGACATTATATCTTCTA